CGGAAAACATAAAAGCGATTTGGCCTGACGCAAATCTACCCGCCGTTCTCGAAAGTAAGATCGTAGACGCACCGCAAGAAATGGTGAACTTGCAAGAGTCGACAATCCTCAACGTTAATGATGGCGGGTACGGATATTACGTTTGTTACAAGACCAGCGACAATGAAACGTCGATGTTGGTCTACCGTGAACTGACAATATCACCGTGGATTGTAAGCCGTTTTAGTAAGGTTGCCGGTGAGGTTATGGGCAGAGGCCCGGTTATCTCTGCGCTTGGTGACATATTGACGTTGAACAAAGCGGTGGAGTTGTTGCTTAAAAATGCCAGCTTAAACATTAGCGGCGTTTACACAGCCGTAGACGATGGCGTCCTCAACCCGCAGACTATTCGTATTGTGCCGGGTGCCGTGATCCCGGTTGCCAGCAATGGCGGGGCGCGGGGGTCATCCTTGCAACCGTTGCAACGTGCCGGGGATTTACAGCTTACACAGATCGTCTTGCAAGATTTACGCATGAACATTAAGCGCACGCTTCTTGATGACTCGCTGCCGCCTGACAACATGAGCGCCCGCAGCGCTACGGAAATCGTGGAGCGGATGCGTGAACTTGCAACAAACTTGGGGTCAGCTTTTGGTAGATTGATAACGGAAACTATGGTTCCGCTAGTTCGCCGGTCTATGCATATTATGAACGAGGCGGGCTTGATTTCATTACCGTTGCGGGTAAACGGGCTAGAGGTGCGTGTCGTTCCCGTCAGTCCGTTAGCCAAGGCACAGCACTTAGATGACATTCAAGACGCCATGCAATGGGCGCAGATTAGTTCGAACCTGGGTCCAATAGCGCAAAGCACCATTAAAGCGGATGCGGTTGCTGACTATGTTGCCGACAAGCTGGGCGTGCCGACAAGTCTGCGAACCAGCAATGAGGAACGCCAAGAGGTTGAAGAACAAATGATGCAGATGATGCAGCAATCTCAAGGGGGGCAAGCTTCGCCAGAGCAAGCTGCGCCGGAACAACCTGTTTAAACGAGGAGATTGGCATGCCAAGCGTTGGTGGGAAGAAATTTAGTTATGGCAAGAAAGGCATGGCGGCGGCGAAGAAAGCCAGCGCTAAGTCAGGCAAGCCAATGAAGATGGCGAAGCCGCGTAAAGGTAAAAAGTAGTGGCGGAAATCATCGATATTAATACGGATGGATGGGAAGGCGTTAACGCGCAAAGCCCGCTGCCAGAGGAAGGAGGCGAAGGGTTCCAAGCAGAACTTGACCGGTCCATTGCCCGCATTATGGAAAGTGATGATGGACGCATAATGATTGATTGGCTGTGCGGGGCATTCTTGCATCAACCAACATGGGCGCCGGGGTATTCCACAGACTTTGGATTTTTCCGCGAAGGTCAAAACACACTAATTCGTGAAATTTTGTTGAGAAGTGAGAGAGCAAAGAATGGCTGAAGAAAACGTTGAGGCAACCGAAACTGCGGAAGCAGCACCGGAGCCAGAAGCGGGCTTGTTAGACAACGTTGAAACACCCAATCCTGATGCCGTCGAGGCGTCAGAAGACGATGAGATAGATCACCGTGAACCGGGCGGCGATGGAGAAAAGCCGGAATGGTTGCCGGGTAGATTTTGGAATGAAGATAGCAGCGAAGCCGATTATGAGGGCTTGGCGAAAAGCCAGAACGAACTTTACAAGCTGATGCGGAACGGAAAGCATCAAGTGCCGGAAGGCGGCGAGTACGATCTAAAGTTTGTTAATGAAAAGATTGCAGATGATGACGACCTTTTGGGTAAGTTTAAAGAGGTCGCTGCCGACAGGGGCTTGTCGCAAGACGATTTTGAAAAGATTGTTGGGCTGGTTATGGAAACGATGCCGGAAGATGTGGGAGAACCGGAACAAAAGTTTGACCGCGAAGCAGAGTTTTCAAAGCTAGGCCCAAATGGCGAGAACATCGTCAACGGTGTGGTCAAGTGGGCGGAAGGGCTTGTGAACAACGGAGCCTGGACGGCAGAGGATTTTGACGAGTTTAAGTTTATGGGCGGCACGGCTTCCGGCATTCGTGCGCTGAATAGGCTGCGCCAATATTACGGTGAGAAAACTATCCCCGTTGATGCAACGCCTGATTCAGAAGCGATGCCAACAGAGGAAGAATTGCAAGCCATGGTTTCTGATCCGCAATATAACAAAGACCCATCGTTCCGCCGTAAAGTTGCAGACCAATTTGTCAGAAAATACGGGTCAGACCCTAACAGCCCACAGATCATGTAATTATCTCCCTGTATGTTATCCTCCTGGACTCTCCCCCCCGCTACGGCGGGGGTTTTTTTGTCTATAAGCTAAATGATGTGTTAAGGGGCTTGACAGATAACACAATATGCGAATATACACGAAATGACCCTACCCTCATTTGAGGTCGGTCTGTTCCGGGCGGAAGCCTAGGCACAGCCGGGCCAGCCGGTCCCTACACTGATGCCGATAGTTTTTTCATCAATGTAAGGGACCAGTAAAATGGCAACTTCTCTATCTACCAACTTTACAAAGCTCTTTGAAGCTGAAGTAAAGCAAGCCTATCAAGGCGAGAGGAAGCTGGCTGGAACTACGCGCACGCGAACGGGTGTTGTAGGGTCCACTGTCCAATTTCCTAAGATGGCTAAAGCACAAGCGCAACTGCATGTGCCACAGTCAGAAGTCACCGCGCTTAATGTTACTCACAGCAACGTAACCGCGACTCTCAGCGATTACGCCGCACCTGAGTACACCAGCATATTTGACCAGCAAAAGGTCAACTATGACGAGCGCCGTGAACTCGTTGAAACTCTCGGCAAGGCTATCGGACGCCGCGCTGACCAGATCATTCTCGACGCTTTGGCAAACTCAAGCTCATCGCTGACGGTTGCCAATTCAATCGGCGGATCAAACACCAACATTAACGTTTCAAAGGTGTTAGAAGCTGCCCGGTTGTTGAACGCCAAGAATGTTCCGGCAACGGATCGTTACATGGCAATTTCGGCGGATGGCCTTTCGGCCCTTCTGGCGGAAGACAAAGCCGCATCGCAAGACTACGTTCTTCATAAAGCCATGACTGATGGAAAAATCGACAACTTTCTCGGTTTCTCCATGTTGATGATTGGTGACATGGACGAGGGTGGGCTTGCCATTGATGGCTCCAGTGACCGCACATGCTTTGCTTGGCACAAAGATAGTGTCGGCTATGCAGAAGGGATTTCGATGAAAACCGAAATCAACTATGTGCCAGAGCGGGTCAGCTACCTCACCAACGTAATTCTTTCTGCCGGGGCGACTGCCGTGGATGCAGAGGGAATCGTGATTATCACTGCCCGCGAGTAAGGAGAAAACTCATGGCTTATAGTGCAAGTGGCCTTAACCTGATTGGCGGCGGCGGCAAAGCCGGTGCGGCCCCCCAGGTATGGGCATACACCTCGGCTGATGCAATCGCGACGGTCAACACGGCAGCGTATTTTAACAATGCGTCTGATCTGTTGAAGGTGCGTGATGTCATCTTTGTGGTCGACTCCAACACACCAACAACGCATATCGTTAGTGTTCTCTCGAATGCTTCCGGTGTTGTCGATGTGTCTGACGGACTCGCCGTAACAGAAACCGACAGCGACTAATTGAGCGGGGGGTTAACGCCCCCCTCTCCCCTTTCTGCCGTTGGGAGTTTAATGTGGCAACGAATGACACAGACGTAACAATTTGTTCGCACGCTCTCCAACTGCTTGGTGAAAATACGATCTCATCGTTCTCAGATGGGACGGTCCAAGCTAACGTTTGTTCAGAACTTTACCCAGATACCCGCGACATGGTTCTAACCATGTACCCTTGGAGCTTTTCGCTTGTTAAAGTAGACCTCCAGCAATCTTCGACAGCGCCAATCAATGAGTGGACGTACAGCTACCCGCTGCCGTCCGATTCATTGGCAAGCATCCCGCGTGCTGTGTTCAGTTCAAGCGCCGTAGGAGCCGCGCCGATAACCGGCGGATGGGAAGTCTACGAGCGCAATATTTTTACAGACCAATCGACCATTACCATTGACTACCAGAAACGGCCTCTTGAAGAAGAAATGCCGTCATATTTTGTGCAATTGCTAAAATATGTCGTTGCAATGCACATCGCTTATCCTGTCACAGATCAGTTAGATAAAGCCCAGCATTGGGAGCGTATTTCTTTCGGCAACCCAGCGGAAGGCGGGCGCGGCGGCTATTTCAGACAGGCTGCGGCAACTGATGGCATGGGTACTGGAACTACCTTTATTGGTGACTATCCTCTTGTAGACACACGACTGTCATTGAGTTAGCCATGGGCCGGTTTGTAAAAGTTCAAACCAATTTTGCAGTCGGTGAAATCAACCCGGAGCTACGCGGGCGTATTGATCTGCAACAATATGAAAGTGCGCTAGAGCGTGCGCGTAATGTCATTTGCAAACCGCAAGGCAGCGTCGAGCGTCGGCCTGGGCTAAAGTACATTTACACCATACCTGACGCGGCATCACCGTCTGACGGTGTGCGCCTCGCGCCATTTACATTCAGCACCACACAAACTTACATGCTTCTCTTTTCCGGCACGCGGATGATGGTGTTTAAACAAGGCGTTCAAGTCGCCAATATAAACGGCACCGGTAACGATTTTTTGGACGTATCCTCTAGTGTGAGCGGTGTAACAGATGGTGTTACTTCTGCTCGACTGACTAATCTTTGGTACACGCAAAGTGCGGACACGCTGTTGTTGTTTGAGGAAACAATGACGCCGCTAAAGATACAACGCGGGGCAACAGATGCAACGTGGACTGTTACAGACATCGCGTTTGATAATGTGCCGTATTATGCCTTTACTCTCACCGCAACAACCCCAGGCGTTACTTTAACGCCTTCTGCCGTTACAGGTGAGATCACGTTGACCGCGAGTGCGGCAGCGTTCCATGACGGCAGATCGAACACGGCTCAAGCCGGTGGAAGCGCCACGATTACGCTTGATAGTGGAGCGTCCAGCACTGACGATATTTTCAACGGCTCTATAATTAGGACGACAGGCGGCACGGGATCAGGACAAACGCGTGCTATTTCCGATTATGTCGGCAGTTCAAAAGTTGCCACTGTATCGGTTGCATGGACAACGCAACCAGCCAGCGATACGACATTTACGATTGAGTCCCTTGTAAACCAATACGTCGAGTCGAACGATAATTTTGGCAGGGCTAAGATTACAGGAATAACGAGTAGCACTGTAGTCAAGGCAACCACCGTTGTCGGGTTTTTCAACACTGATGCAATCGCGTCTGGCGCGTGGACCCTGGAAGCGGGCTATGAAGATGCGTGGTCTAGCACTAGAGGCTGGCCGCGTTGCGCTGTTTTCCATGAAGGCCGGTTGGTTGTTGGTGGTTCGCAATCGCTGCCGTCTACCGTGTGGGGTAGCCGCGTTGGTGACTACTTTGATTACGATGAAGGCCGCGCACTTGATGACGAAGGCATGGCGGCAACTATTGATACCAACCAAGTCAATGCCATTGTCGGTGTGTTTTCTGGGCGTGATCTTCAGATATTTACAACCGGCACTGAGTTTATCTGCCCGCAAAACGATGGCTCACCGCTGACGCCGACCTCGTTCATCTTTAAACCCATGACAACGCGGGGATCGAAAGGCGGCACTCAGCCGGTCAGTACAGAGGGCGGCACGCTGTATTTGCAACGCGGCGGGAAAGCTATTCGTGAGTTTTTGTTCAGCGATGTCGAGGGCAGCTATGTGTCGAATGACATAAGCCTGTTGTCCAGCCACCTTTTGCAGACCCCGACTCGTATGGCTATGCGGCGTGGTACGAACGTCGATGAAGGCGATCTGATGTTTGTCACCAACAGCGGCGATGGTTCTATTGCCGTGTTTTCAATCTTGCGTTCGCAGAATGTCGTAGCGCCGAGTCTGTTCACAACGGATGGATTGTTCAAGGATTGCCAAGTTGAGGATGCGGACGCGCCAGTTATCTATTCTATAGTCAACCGGACCCTTGCAAACGAAAGCACTTGCACCATTGTCGTGTCCGACTACGCTAATATCGCTGTTGGCTCTACCATTGTCTTGCAGACCCCTTCCGGCACGTCAGTGACATTTACCAGCGCCGGATCAGCAGGTACTAGCCAATGGCAAAGTACGACGAGTAATAATCAGACCGCTACCAATCTGGCCGCTGCTATTAATGGGCATGCCTCTTTCTCAGCCAGTGCGTCAACCGCGACGGTAACGGTAACGCGGGCAGCAATCGGCAGAGAAAACCTGACGGTTACGTCTTCTGATACAACACGCCTTACGGCAACGGATTTTACGAATACGCAAGTGTACTATTTGGAATCATTCAGCGCTGATCACACGACCGATTGTTCCATTCAATACACCGCAACAGCGGGCAATCTACCGGCCTCTACCACTGTCGGGTCACTGAACTTCCTTGAAGACTACACAGTCAAGGTCATCGCTGATGACAATATCTTGTCTGATGTAACAGTTGCGTCGAACCAAGCAGTAGTGGACCGGGTTGCGACAACGTATATGGAGATTGGTTTAGAATATCCAAGTTTTACTGACACGTTGGCCGGTGATGTTACAAAGACAACGCCGTTAATCCGCACGATGCCAGTGGAAACGCGTCTGCCCAGCGGGCCGATTACCGGCAACAAAAAGCGTATCGTTAAGGCCAACCTTATTTTGGACAACACGCAAAACTGCACGGTCAACGGATCAGACATTCCGTTCCGGCAGCTTGGCGCGTCATTCTTGGATCAAGGCGTTGATAAGTTTACAGGCACCAAATCAATCGGCCCATTCCTTGGATATGATTTGAAAGGACAAATCGAAGTGACGCAATCGCAACCCATGTTTCTGACGCTGTTAAATCTCGACTACCGCGTCAGTGTGGCGACTGACTGATGACTGCCGCAGTAGGAATGGCCTTGGCCGCTGCGTCTGCTTATATGCAGTATCGCGCTGGGCAAGCGCAAGCGGCTAACTTAAAAGGTCAAGCGCAAGGCTTGGAAGTGCAAGCTGAATTTACGCGTTTTAAGGGCAAGCAAGACTCGCTGAAGCATAAGAAAAACTCAGTCGATCAGCTTGAGCTAGTGCTAAACAGTGCGGCAACAATGAATGCAGTAGCCTTTGCGGGGAATATGAACCCGTTTACCGGCCATGCAGACGGGCTTAAACAACGGACGTTTGATGTAGGCGGAACGAATTACGCCATGGCAGCGGGCAATGAGTTGATTACTCGACTAACCGGAGAAGCCCAAGCCAAAATGCAACTGTACCAAGCCGCCCGATTACGCAACGCCGCTGGAGAGGCGAAAAAACAAGCCACTATGGGCGCAATGCTGACGTTAGCATCGGGCGCATATTTCTCCTATGCAACATCAATTCCAAGCACGGCTGGTACAGTGCCGACAACTGGCGCGGGCGCATTTGGCGGCAGCGGGGCGTTCCCGACTTCTGCCGTGCCTATGAGTCAAGCTGTAACCGGCGCAGCCGGGATGCCCCCGTCTATGGCACCGTTGTACTACGGGCAGCGTGTCGGTCCTGGGATGTTAGGGGTTTAAATGGCTAGGCCCGCACTCCCCCGCGCAACATTCCTCACCAGCGGTGTTACCGCCGCGTCTGGTGGTGGCGTCACTGTGCCATTGAGCAACCCAGCGCTGGAGATGGAAGCCCGCAGTTACAACAGCTTGGCGCAGCGTTTAAACGCGTTTAGCCAACAGGCGTTTGGTGTTGCAGAGAAAAAGGCAAAGTCAGCGGGGGAAGTGTATGGGATTACAAACGCGCCAACATTAGATCAAGTGGAGTCAGCGGCACAGTTGGGGCAACCGGTAGAAGTGCCGGGCGATGCCAGTTCCATGCGTGCGTTTGATCAAGCGGCATATGCCGGTTCGATGGCTGTTGTGGAATCACGTTATGCGACGGCAGCACAGAAAGCGATGACTGACATATTCGTTGCAGCGGATGCAGACGCAACGATTACGCCGCAAGAAGTCCAGATGCAGATGCAAGCCGCTGTTACGGAATACACCAAGTCGTTGGGCATGGTCGATGCAGCCAGTGCGGCAAAGCTGACAAACAAGCTGGGCATTATGGCAAACAGCAAGTATGTCGAGTTCAGCCGTAGCTATGCCAACCGTATGCAAAAGCAAATGGTTAATGGCGCAATCGTTTCGGCTGATGATTATTTAGATAAGGTTTTGCCCTCTCTCGTTTCCGGTTACAACGCAACAAATGCAGAGGTGCCTCTTGATGTGTCCATACGTTCGGGCCGCGCTAATTTAGAGGCAACCCTTGAAACTCAAAGGGTGGGCATCGTTGAGCGTAATAAGATTTTAGACCGATTTGATAAACTGGTTATCGACAACAAAATCAATGCAATTGTCCGCATGTCTGATGGTGTGACGGGCAGTGAGCCATTAGATGATGTCGTTGCAATGATTAAGTCTTTGAAAGAAGGCAAAGCAGAAGCAAGCAAGCAAGAAATTTTTGACTCGCTGACGCCAGAGGAAAAACGCAAATCTTTGGGGGATTTGTTTAGCGCCGGTACAGCTATGAAACAACAGTTAGGCGATGATGATGATGCTAATAAAGCAGCGCAGATAGGACTCTACAATAAGTTTCAGAATGAGGTGTGGGGTAAAGACCCAAATTATGAAGATTTAAAGAAACGTATTCTTGCCAGTACGCTCTTACCGAAAGGCGATTATGGCAAAGACTCGCTGTTATCACGTATCAACCAAATGGAAAACGCCAAGAAGACAGACGCCAAATCAACCGGCCCAACCGTCGTGCAAAAATCGGAGTTCAAGAACCTTAGAGAAAGAATTTTTCTTCCATCAAACGATCCACGCCGTCTGACGGCAGAAAAAATAGCGCGTTTAGATATTACAATTTTGCCTGTGTCGGGCAATAACGGAGTAAACCTTACAACTCTCAGGACTTTAGCCAAAGAAGATCAAACCGCAGATGGACATGCGTTGAAGAATCTAAAACAAGTATTGTTACGGCAAGTTAAAGCCGCTGTTGGGTTGAGAGAGTATGGCGATAAAAATCAGGCGGCGGATATGCTATATGCGGATGCCGTGGCTGATCTTGAAAGGCTCGTCCAGAGCGAAATTGAGCTTGGAAATATGGATAAGCTGCTTAAAGACCCGTTGTTTAAAAACGGCAGTGAAAGACAAAGAGCGTTTATTTCTTATTACAAAGGACAGACCCTAGGGTTACAGGAAAAATTGAAAACCGTAGGTAAAAAACTAGACGGCTCTCCACCTGTGGCTCCCAACAATGTGCCGTTTAGAGAGTTTGAAATAAATCTAGACCTCTATGGGAATAACTATAGGAAGATGGCTAACTATCTGAGTGGGCCAAATGTTCTGGATAGGAAAGTTACAGAACAACAGGCACAAGAATTTTATGAGGCAATATATGGTGCGCCATGAGTGAAATACGCACACAAGAGGAAGGCGCGTTTAGCATCCCGCCGCACATAAGCATGGAGGTTCAACAGCTTCAAGCGGACGGTGCGACAGAGGAACACATCAAGCGGTTCATTCGTGACAATCCGCCGATGGATGAACCGGAGTCAGAGTCGCCACAACCGGCTGAAACTGACGATGCACCGCAACCGGCAGCGGAATCGGAAGAACCCGGCACCGGTATGGAAATGCTGCGCGGGCTGGCGGAAGGCACGGAACGAGCCATTGATGCCGCCGGGCGATTAGTGCCGTTGCCTAGTATGGAAATCAATGAACAACCTGTAGAAAACCTTACCGATTTCATGGACGCCACTGTTGGCGACATAGGCACAGAGTATGAATTGCCGACAACGACAACTGGCAAGGTTACATCTGGCATCACGCAAACTATGTGGGGCGCAATCCCTGCAATGAAGTTAGTCAAAACGTTGGGGGCTACCAACGTGTTCGTTCAAACCGTAGTAGGCGGTGCAGTTGGTGACTTTGTAGTCGGTGACGAACAGCTTGCGAAAGGGATGCTCAACCTTATTGATGCGTTGCCATCCGGTTACGGTGGTGACACAGCCGATAAGATCGTGAACGTAATAGATGAGTGGGCGACTGATCCAGAAAACGGCGGGTATGACGATCTGAAAGCGCGGACGGTAACTGCACTTGGCGGCATCCCGGTTTCTGCCGCAGCGGACAGGCTGTTAAAAGTTGCTGGCATTGCC